TTATAATTCACAATTATCTTACCTAAATTATTTATCATTATATAAAAACTATATTGTACATCTTTTTGTTTATAAAATATATATTGATTATAACTATTAAATTTTAATACAAAAAACATACAATAATTTGAAGTATTATTAATAATTGAACTGTCTAATGTCATATAACATTGATTTTGATAAAAATAGATTGAATGATTTGAATATAAAGGACAAGGTACTTTTGAAGAAGCTAAAATAATATTTTTATTCTTTATTGAAAATATTTTATTTCCAATTTTAACCATATTTGTTGTGTCTTTGCTATTAATATATAATTGAACAAATGGTAATGAATTTGGATCAATAATTAAATTATTAATAATTGGTTTTGTTGTAACAGAATTATCTGGTGGATTATTTTTATAAGGATGATTACTTGGTAAATTATTTTGTAAACCCCATTTCCAAGATAAATAACCTTCAACTGATTGCCTATTTGAATCTATTAAATTTTCATTAAATATCATAATATCACCAACATCACCATTCCAATATTGATTTCCAAGAAATGTACCACCAATATATAAATTATTAAAAGTTTGAGTTGTACCTAATTTTGAATTTTGGAGTGTACCATTTACATAAGGTTTTAATACATTACCGTCAACAACAGTTGCTACTAAAACCCAAGAACCTATATTATTAACATTTGGTATATTTTCATTTAAATCATTCCAACTTTCATTTGCATTACCTGTAAATGTAGCAACATTATTTGATTTAGCACCAACAAATAATGAAAAATCATGGTCAGAACCACTTATTAATCTTTGTAAACTGTTCGTATTTGTATTACAAAATTGAATTGTAAAAATAGTGTAAGCTGTATTTGGAAAACTTGGATAAGTAACAAAATATCTTTGATTTCCTGTAAATCGTATAATAGGTAATCCATTTTTAATATTATTTTGTATTGTCGCTATACCACAATTTGAGAATATTTCTATTATAGCATTTCTGTTATATCCACTCTTATCATACCAAATATTTATACTTGAATTATTAGTTAGAAGACTTCCGTCACCATTAGGATCACTACTATCTAACCATAAAGATAGACTTAAAATAGTTGTAGGTTCAAAATTTATTGTAAGATTAGATGGTGGTATAGTTTTATAAATATTATTTATTGGTAATTGATCAACTAATCCCCATTTCCAAGACAAATATGCGTTAATTTCATCTTGTTGTTCTTGTTTTAAAATACCATCCACAAAAATTATTTCTGCTATATCAATTGGATTTGTACCTAATGCTCCAATAATTTGATTTGTTGTTATTGGTACTAAACTTATTGTAGATGTATTATCAATTACTAATGTTTTTGATATAGAATTAATACTTATATTATGACCTATATTATTTATTGATGTTGAAAATACATTTGTAGATTCGTATATATTATTTGGAATATTTATTCTCATTAAAATACCTGTATTAGTTAATACAAATTCTAATATATTATTATTATTATTATCTTGAGTAATTGTAAATTGGTTACCATTAGAATTTAACGAAGTTAATAAAATATAAGATTTATTTGTAGACTCGTATAAATTAAATACACCGAACATACTTCTATAAGGTGATGTAAATGAAATATCAGTAGTTGTCATAAAATTATTTGTAGGAAAATAAACAGTAGATATATTATTTATTTTTGATATATTTTTTAATCCTGTAGTACCAGTAAAACCAGTCGTTAATGTATTATCAGCTTTATTTATCCAACTTGATACTTCATTATTATTAATATTCATAGTATTTGTATCAGCAGAATCAAGCCATATTTTAATATTAGGTATATCATATGCATTAAAAATAGGTTTGATTGTTGGAGGTAAATATTTATATGTTTGTAATGAAGATAGATTATTATTTATACCCCATTTCCAAGCCAAATAACCTTCTACTTTTTGTCTTTGCGAATTTGACAAATTAGTTGAATAAATTAAGATTTCACCAATATCTCCAATAAAAGAATTATTATTTTCATCACCTATTTTTATGTTTGAAAATATTCCAGTTAAACCGTTCTTTGTTTCATTACTATTACTATTCACAAAACTATTTAATGAATTTTCTGATACAACCATTGATATAATAGACCATTGTTGATATATATTAATTGAACTTTGATTAGTATCATTCCAAGTTCCATCGCCAGTAAAAGTAGAAGCATATCCATTTTGTGTACCAAAATATAAATAACCATTATTTTGTCCAGATAATATTTTTTGATTTTGATTATTACTATTATTATAAGCTAAAACTATAATAGTATATGCTGTATTTGGAAAATCTGTATAATTAATTAAATAATTTGATTTACCATTGAATCTTATTACAGATAAATCATTTTGTACAAAATTTTTAATTATTGCTGGTTTTACTAAATTTATTGTTATTGAGTTATCTACTTTATTTTTCCAGTTTAATAAAAAACTGCCATCGTTAAATTTTGTACCATCACCATTTGAATCATTTGCATCAAACCAGCAAGTTAAACTACCTTCTATATCAGGTGTATAATTAGATTGTAAGTTTAATAAAGGCGGTGAATTATAATAATATTGATGATTTGTTGGTAAACTTGTTTGAATATTCCATTTCCAAGTAAAATATCCTTCTAATTTTATTCTAGATAAAATATCTGGAATACCATTTAATACAATAACTTCACCTATATTAATTTCTTGATAACTATTAAACCAACTACCAAATGTTAAGCCATTAAGATTTGATAATAAAGAATAATTATTATCTGATGAAATTAATTTTCCGTTTACAAGTATTTGTCTATTACCTGGTGTAAAAGTAAATTCTAATAAATTAAATGGTTCATTTGTAGAAGAATAAGGAGTTGGAAAAATTCCTCCTAAATCATTATTATTAAAATGAAAATTAATAACATTATATCCTATATCTAAAACTAAATTTGAATTAGTACCTGTACCTGTTCCTGCTAAAAATATTTTATTTATTGATGTTTTTCTTTGTACAATAATAAATATAGAAAATGAACGATTTGAATATAAATCTTGTGTATTTAAAAAAGAACTTGTACCATTAAATGACATTATACCCAAATTATTTACTAATGAATATTTAGGGCAATTTTCAATATTTGTTTGTGTTGCATTGTTACCATTTCCAGATTTATCATTTATTTGAGTTATATTATTACTTAAATCTTGTACAATAGTTCTAATATCAACAGTATCCAACCACATTTCAACATTAGGTATTTGATATGGTGTTAATAATGAATATTGTAAAAATGGTGCATTATAAAAAGGATGTGTTGATTGTAAATTATTGCGTAAATCCCATTTCCAAGCCAAATAACCTTCTACTTTTTGAATTTCTTCTATTGATAGTACAGAATTATAAATAATTATTTCTGATATTTTACCAGAAAAAAACCATGTTGGTCCATTATATCCTGCACCAATAGTTGTTGTACCAGATGAAAAATTAGGATTTGTATTATTAGAACCAGACGGTATAGTATTTAATATAAGATTCACACCATTATTATTATAATTATATTCACCTATATATGTTATGTTTGGTGAAGATGCTATTGAACTATTTATAAGCCATTCTACATTAGAACTAGCCATAGAAGGACCATAAGATATTATTTGATATGCTCTACCAGATGAAGCATTCGTATCGATTAATGATTGTTGTAAAGTTGAATTTGAATTAAAGACAATAAATGCTGTTTCACTTGATGAAAATGATGTATATGGTGTTGTGAAATATCCAGTAGAACCATCAAATAAAATTGAATTATTAGAACTTATTAAATTACCGTTACCAGTAGCATTATTATTTTGACCAGATTTATCATTCCATTGTGTAACTGATGAACCAGATAATGTTATAGTAGAACTATCCATACCATCCAACCAAAGTGCTAAATTAGATAAATTTGATGGTTTAAAAGTATTAGTTACTTTATTTATAGATTGTTGTGCATCAGGTATATAATTTGGTGATATATTTTTATAAGGATGATTATTAGGTAAGCTAGATTGTATATTCCATTTCCACGCTAAATATCCTTCTATTTGTGTACGTTGTGTTGGTGTTATAGAATCGTATATTAATATTTCATAATAATTACCAATATAAGAATTATTAGTTGTATTACTTGATA